ACTACAACAGCATCAGGAGATGTTTCTCACGCTGAAGGTCAAATCACAACAGCATCGGGTTATGTGTCTCACGCTGAAGGTCATCTAACAACAGCTTCAGGTACTTATTCTCACGCTGAAGGTTATTTGACTATAGCTAGTGGTTTAGTTTCACACGCTGAAGGATACGAAACAAGTGCAACAACACAACATTCTCACACTGAAGGTATATCAACAATTGCATTAGGAAATGGTTCTCACGCTGAAGGTGTATCAACAACAGCGTCAGGATATGTTTCTCACGCTGAAGGTGGTAGTACAACGGCATTAGGAGATTATTCTCACGCTGAAGGTGGTAATACAACAGCAATTGGTCCTGTTTCACACGCTGAAGGTTATCTAACAACAGCGTCAGGAGGTGCTTCTCACGCTGAAGGTGGTGGTACAACGGCATCTGGTAATTATTCACATGCTGAAGGTGGTGGTACAACTGCAATTGGTACTGGTTCACATACTGAAGGTAGTAGTACAACTGCAATTGGCGATTTTTCACACGCTGAAGGATTTGGGGCCGTAACCGATGGAAACTTCCAACACGCACAAGGTCTTTTTAATGTCACAGGAAATACAACAGCCGGTGCTTTTATTTTAGGTAATGGAACAAGTTCTACAAATAGAAGTAATTTAATCTTTGCGGCAAATGATATTGTAAACATTTCAGGAAAAACAATAACCACAAACATCCAAATAACATCAGGTGCTACAGCTGGTTATGTATTAACTTCAGACGCTAGTGGTAATGGTACTTGGCAACCATCAAGTGGTGGAGGCGGTGGTGGTGTTACAATTGACCCATATAACAATGTTGGAAGCACCGGAACGTCCTTCAATTGGAATGTATCTGGATTAAGTACAAATTATGAAGTAACATTAACCGCAAACACAACACTTAATTTATTAAATGTAAGAAATGGCGAATATGGGACAATAATTGTTAACCAAGATGGTGTTGGGTCAAGGACAATAACATTGGGAACAATTAATGGTGTAGCAGGAACTCATAGGGTTGCAAATGGTGGGGGAGGATCACCTGTGTTGACATCAAATGCGAGTGCGATAGATATATTAACATTTACCTACAATGGTTCAGTTATGTATTGGACTGTAGGCAATGATTATACCTAATATTATATGAATCGACAACAATTTAATTCAAGGAATGACATAGGAAAAATACTCACTTTTCAAAAAAGTGGGTCAACAAATTCTTTTGATCCTACAATAACATTTGTTTCTGGTTCAAGAAGAGTTTCTTGGAGATTAAATAATGGAAGTGAAATTAAACAAATAGCTGGTAATAATATTGTTTATACTGGTTTTACATCTGATACCAATATTAGGACAATTGAAATGCGAGGTAATAACTTTAAAAATATAAACACGTTTAATTTAAATAATGATAACTTATATGGTAATTTAGATGTCTCTGGACTACCTGACTTAGGTTATACATTCCAAGTTTATAGTAATGATAATTTAACTGGGATTACACACTCAACATCCACAACAAATATGACAATATATCAAGCGTATAGTTGTGATTTAACCGGTAATTTAGATTTAACACCACTAAATTTAGGTGGAGATTTTAGAGTTTACGATAACCCAAAGTTAACGGGTATTACACATTCCTCATCATCAATAATTTTTGGTGCTTACCAGGCAAATAATTGTAATTTAAGGGGTAATTTAAATTTAAGTATGTTATCTAAATTAGGTGGTAACTTTGCATTACAATCAAACCCAAATTTAACAGGTATTACTCACACATATTCACCAACAATTTTTACAAATTACAATGTTAGTAGTTGTAATATAACTGGATTACACAATTTAACTATGTTCCCAAATTTAGGTGGTTCATTACAATTTAATAACAACTCAAATCTTACCGGAATTACACATACCGCATCAACAGAAAACATTACATTTTATTTAGCACAAAATTCTAATTTGACCGGTAACCATAATTTGTCTTGGTTCCCAAATTTAGGAGGTGTAGTAGCGATAACCAATAATTCTAATCTAACAAGCATTACACACACGGCATCAACAAAAAATTTCATACAATACAACTTACATCAATGTGATTTAACCGGAACTCACGATTTATCAATGTTTAGTAATTTTGGTGGAGATAGTACTGGGTCAACTTGTTATGTGACACTTTATATAAATCCCAATTTAACGGACATTACTTTTCCGACTACTAATGGGTATTTTAAAAATTTTGTAAATACAGAAAGTCAAGGTGCTTTAGGTCTATACTCTTGTAATTTAAATTACGTTAATTTTAAACCATTATCTGGTGTAACATTTCTTACTGGTACAACACAAGGAAATCCAAGAATAAGTTTAAGAGATAACGGAATGTCAGCAACTGATGTTAACCACATACTTGTTGATTTTAGTGGTAACACAACAACAAATCCCACTGGCTGGTCTAATATAAATTTAAATATTGGTGGATCAAATGCCAACCCAGATTCATCAAGCGGTGGATATGATGGTCTTGCAGCAATTTCGTTTTTAACTGGATCCCCCTATAATTGGACAATAACTTATTAAATATGATTTGGAGATTAATACATAACAATATAAATGTAATTGACCTATTTGAAACAAGTGATATTACAGCAACACCTTATATTATCTTTGACTCTAAAACTCAAGATGATTGTTTTAATGAAATAGATAAATTAAGATTAATTTATTACTATCCTTTGAATGAAACTGAAATGTTGTTGTTTAGTGGAGGAACTAGAACGATAATACCCATAAATGGTAACGGATAATTAATTTAAAAATCTTTATTTTTTTCAAATATATCTATATCTTAAATGGGTATGGATACATTTGAATTTAGTTACAAAACCACCCTACCAAAAGAAGCTAACGCCCCTAATGTCACTATAAAAGGTTATAGTGATAATGAATATGATATATTATTTTACGTAGTAAATCAAAACGGTTTAAACCTTACTAATTCAGTAAAAGGTCGTGTAAATCAAACAGTAACACCTAATGTTGTCCAATGGGTAGTAGATTGGTATATTGAAGTTAGATTAAACGGTAAATTATTAGCCTCAGATAGATTTAACCCAAACGATAAAACAGTTTTTATTAAAATGGATGCTCATGCTTTAGGTGATAACATAGCGTGGATTCCATATGTTGAGGAATTTAGAAAAAGGTACAATTGTACAGTTATTTGTTCAACATTCAAAAATGATTTATTTAAAGATATCTATAAAGACATTTTATTTGTAAAACCAAACACTATTATTGATAATGTGTATGCACAATATTATATAGGTGCCTCTTATGACGGTAATATTAAATATTCACCAGTTTCAGCTAATAAAGTTTCATTACAATTTGTTGCAACGTCAATCCTTAATTTACCACCAGTAGAATTAAGACCCCCTCTAGAAAATCAATTAAAAAAAATTAAGTATCAAAAAAAATACGTTTGTATTTCTGAACATGCTAGTGATCAAAAAAAGGGGTGGAAATACAAAAATGGTTGGCAAATAATAGTTAATTACTTAAATTATTTGGGGTATGATGTTGTTGTTATATCAAAAGAAAAAACAGAATTAAAAAATGTTATAGATTTAACAGGTGATCATAGTTTATTAGATAGAGCACAAACTTTACATAATGCAGAATTTTTCATTGGTTTAAGTAGTGGTTTGTCATGGTTATCATGGTCAGTCAATACCCATGTATTTTTAATTAGTGATGTGACACAAATTACACATGAATTCATAACTAATGTTACAAGAATATCAGCAAACCCTGATTTACAAGAAGTTAATTATGATACTATTAATATCACAACACCGAAAACAGTAATAAATAAAATTAAAGATTATTTAAATGGAAAATAAAGAACAAGTAGATCACCCAAACCATTATGGTGGTGAAGACAACACTTATGAGGCTATTAAAGTGATAGATGCGTGGAATTTAGGTTTTTCACTAGGTAACGCAGTTAAATACATATCTAGAGCCGGTAAAAAAAATCCTGATAAGGAAACTGAAGATTTAAAAAAGGCTATATGGTATATAGAACATTATATAAAAACTAAAATAAATTAAATGGTTAATAAAATTTTCTTTCAAAGTTCATTACCAAGAGCTGGTTCAACTTTACTACAAAATGTTATGGGTCAAAACCCTGATTTCTATGTAACACCAACATCAGGGGTTTTAGAGTTACTTTATGCTTCTAGATCTAATTTTACTAGTTCACCTGAATTTAAAGCACAAGATAACGAATTAATGAAACAAGGATTTATTTCTTATTGTAAAAGTGGTTTGGAGGGGTTTTTTAACGGTGTAACAGATAAACCTTATGTATTAGATAAAAGTCGTGGATGGGGTATTCATTATAATTTTTTAAATGAATTTTATCTTGAACCTAAGATTATTTGTATGGTTAGAGATTTAAGAGGTATTTACGCTTCGATGGAAAAAAACTTTAGAAAAAATCAACATATGGATTCAGGTATAGTAAACCATTCACAAATGAAAGGAACTACCACCGAAAAAAGAGTCGATATTTGGGCAAACACACAACCTGTTGGTTTGGCTATTGAAAGATTATATCAAATTTTTAGGGAAGGTATTAACAATAAAATGTTGTTTGTTAGATTTGAAGACTTTTGTTCTAATCCTAAAAAAGAAATGGAAAGGATATATCAATATTTAGGGTTACCTTATTATGAACACGATTTTGATAATGTAGAACAAATTACAGTTGAAGATGATAGTGTTTATGGTATCTATGGAGACCATCAAATAAAAAGTAAAATTACACCAATTAAAAATGATTATAAAGATGTGTTAAGCCCTTACACTTGTAATTGGATAAAAACCCACTATAAATGGTTTTATGACCAATTTGGTTATTTTTGATTTATATGGAAAATAAAATTTACTGGTTTACAGGTCAACCAGGAGCGGGAAAAACAATTTTATCTATAATGTTAAAAACCGTTTTGGAAAATAAAAATAAAATTTTTCATATTGATGGTGATGAACTTAGAAAGTTATTTAATAACCAAAAGTACGGAAGAGATGGTCGTGAAGAAAATATTAAAAGAGCTCAAGATATTGCTAAATTTATTCTAGCACAAGGTAATAGTGTTATTGTTAGTATGGTATCCCCTTATAAAGAACTTAGGGAAAGTTTTAAAAATGAATTAGGTGAATTATTGGTCGAGATTTATGTTCATACAACCGATATTAGAGGTAGGGAACATTTCCATACCGATGAATACGAACCACCAACGGAAAATTTTATAGACATAGATACAACAAATATAGAACCACAAAAATCTTTAGAAGAAATAGTTAAAAATTTATGAAAACAAAAAGTAAAACTTATCAAATTAGATTTAATACAATTTCAAAAACTGAGAATGAAAGATGGAGAGTAATTGAAAATGGAAACGAAACACTAGTTTCTGATATCATTATTGACGGTCATACATATACAACAAAAGATTGGTTACCTGAAATAAATGATTATAAGTGGCATGTTAGTTGTGAAGGTTATTGTGAAATTAAAAATAATATAGCATACATTAAAACCGTTAAAGAAGAATCTGTAATGGTTAGACATATCTTAAAAACAATTAGTTATAGATTTTTAGGAACCCTTACCACAGTTGGCGTTGCATATTCTTTAGGTGCCACAATAGAAATTTCAACTCTTTTGGGTATTGGTGAATTGGTTATAAAACCATTCATTTATTTTTTCCACGAAAGAATATGGTATAAATACATAAGAATTAAGAAATAATTATAACTATAATCAATAACCTTAATATTTATCTAAAAATGTAGATAATGAATATTTTATTAAAAAAGGGTTTATTACTTGAAGGTGGTATTCGTGATATAAATAAATTAGCTAAAAGATATAAAAAAGCTAAAATTTATTTTCATCAAGATTTGGACGGAGTTACAACGGCCGTTGGGATGAAAAATTACTTAGAAAGGAATGGTATTAAAGTTGTTGATGCTGAAGTAATTCAATATGGTGATAAAGAATTTTCAATTAAAAAACCCGATGCTAGTGGTGACGTAATGCCTGTTTTAGTTGATTTTGCACATGGCAAACCAATGTTTGTTATTCACACAGACCACCACGATACTCAAGTAGGTGTTGAAAAAGGGTCTTCCACAAGTTTTAGGCATTCAAGGTCTAATGTTGAGACTATCTCTAATATTTTATCAACTTCTGATATCTTTCCTTCGGAAGATATTATGATGATATCTACAGTTGATAGTGCTGATTATGCTAGATTAGGTATTACCCCAGATGAAGTAATGAATTATGTTTTTACCCTAAACAAAGAAAAAGGTTTAGAAAAAAACAAAATAGCTATGGCACTTGTAACTAATAAATTATTATTGGCTTATAAAAACAAACCTAAATTTTTAGAAACCCTTGTAATGGTTTGTCAACCATCACTTTTAAATATTTACCAAAACATAGTAAAATTAGCTAAAGAATCTGGTTATGCTACGGCTAAAGAAATGAAGTCTAATTTAACAGACTACATAGAAGCACAATCAAAAAGTAGTAATGTTGAGTACGACACAGATTATGGTATTATAAAACAATATGGAGGGGGTTCAATGTTTAAACCTGGTTCTTATGATAGATATGTACCATTTAAATTATATCCTGAAGCTAATTTTTTAGTGATAACATGGCCTTTAGGTTTGTTACAAGCATCTTGTAATCCTTTTAAAAAAGAAAGGGCTCTTAAAGGTGTTGATTTAGGTAAAATAAAAGATAGTGTTTTAGACAAGTTTGAATCTGAATTAAAAAATAAAATTATTACAGTAGATACTATTAAATATTTTGCTGAAAAAAATAAAGAATTTACCGAAGATTCCGTTGGTTTTACTTACAATGACTTAATAGCTATATACGGTAGTGATGGTGATTTGTATTTTAAAGATATGGTTGATTATGAAAATGAGGGTAACTTTAAAAACGCTTCCACATATCTAAATAAACAAATTGAATTTATCATGTTTAAATTAATTGTGGTGTTTGATAAAGTCATTAAAAAAATAATTGAATCGATAGAATTAACCCTTAGACTAGGTTATCAAAGAATAATAAATCTTAGTATTACCCAAAAAAGTACCAACCTTGAACTAATTAAAAGACTTGAAAAAGTTTTAGATGATTATCGTAATAAAAAAATTAATGATTGTTTTAATGGATTAAAATCTATTAAAGAAGGGTATAAAAATAGTGATTTAAACTCATTATTTGAAATAATAAATTATGAATTTAAAACAGACTTAAACTTATTATTTAAAATATTAATTTATAGTAATAAACTCTCTAAGTTAATGATTAGAGACCAAGACAAAGAAAATCAGGAAATATATATTAATAGAAGAGATGAATTTTTTAAATTAAAAAACGAATTCTTTAAAGAAATTTCTTTCTTTGGTAAGGAATATAAAGAAATATTTGGTGGGATTGGTTCTTTATCTTACATGCCAAATACTTCTAAAGAAGGTTATACTATAACTAAATGGGGTACGGCTTTAAAAAGAATTTTAGAAAAACCTTATTCAAAGTTAAACGAAAAAGAAGTTAAAGTACTTAAAATGTTAAAACTTACAGGTTGGGATATTATCCAATCTAACTCAGGTGGTCATAAATGTATAACTAATATATCGGGTTTAATGTATTTTGGTAAGGATGGTGTACCTTTTTTAAAGAAATTTTCTGAAGAGTTTGTTAACGTGTTAAAATCTAAGATAGATGGTAATAAGTAAAAACTAAACTACCACTATCATATATTCTGTAGATTTTTTTAGATATCATTATTTGTTTTTCGGTTAATGATTTATCATAACCTTGTTCCACTAATTTATCTTTTCTAAAATTATATCTATTGATTCTTTTTTTATCTATTATATAATAATAATTAGGGTTTGTTTTTTTAGTTAATTCAAACCCCATTTTTTTATACATATTACCCATAGACCAAGACCTATCAGCATAACTTATTACTTTAAATGGTTTATACGTATTTATAAAATATTTAAACAACTTGGAAGACCCTCCTACAACATTAGTATTTAATTTATTACAAAATCTCAATAACTCCCATTCTCCGTCAGTACTTTTATGACCTAAAGATTTACGTAAAGAACCAAAACCCATTACAGATACTAATTCTTCATTATAATACAAACCTATTTTAACTTTACTATTTACACCTCCTTGGATGTGATTATTATTTAAAAAATATTTATAAATTTTAGGTTCTAGTTCTTTTATTACACATTTACGTGCATAAATTTTATTTTCAGTTTTACCCAAAAGATTTAAAATTCTAGATTTAACTATTTCACAATTATTAATCCAATCATCTTCCCAAATATGTATCAAATGGACACCATTTTCTTCCATTGATTCTGTTTTAATTAAATGATAATCGTTTTCTTTATGTAATTCACTATGCCAGTAAAGACCGTTAAATTCAAAACCTAAATTTAAACTAGGTATGTAAACATCAATTTCTTTATTATCTATTCTATATGTTCTTAAAATATCTTTTTCTTTTAAATTTTCTTTTATAAAATTATATAATTCAATTTCTTTTATTGAATTATTCTCGTCTTTAGGGAAACATATTGTACATGTATTATTATTGTAACGAAGTCTGTTATGAAATAATTTTTTATTTATAATATATTCACCTTTATGGTTGTCACAATATTTAATTATATTTTCATCGTCAATACTTATTAAATCATATTTTTCAATATATTCCTGATATATAGTTTTTTTCCTTTTATTAATGATTGATTTTTTCTTATTTTTATATACATCACTATGAGAAAAGTGTTCTACCCCATAATTTTCCTTCCAAGTAGATTTAATTTTATTTTTAGTTTCTTCTGTTTGAAAGTGGTGTTCCATACCATATTTTTTTATAAAAGTGTTTTTAGTTTTACTTTTGGCACAATTAGTTGAACAAGCGTAAAAACCAGAATTATTAATAGAACGTAAATACCTTCTATATGGGTGTGTTTTTATTTTACCACAAACATCACATTGACAAACTATTTTTATATTACTACCATGATTTAATTTATCTACAGGAAATTCTATTTCATCACCAACTTTAACATTATAACCAACAGACCTTAAATGTTTTAATTGGGCCGCGTTAACTTTAAATTTAACAAAATTTTCTAATATCATATTGTATAAATACATATAAATACATTAATGTCCACCTTATTTATTAATAATTTGTGATATTTATATATAATGAATATAAAAAAAATAATAAAAGAGGAAACAAAAAAACAAAACATTCGTAAACAAGAAATAAACGAATGTGTAACTGTTTTAAAAAACCTCTTTATGAAATATTCATTAATTAATGAGAACGATTGGTTGAAGGACATACCTAGCCCAACTTATCATTGGGAAATACCTAAAAAAGAAAAAGAAGAAATAGATAGGTCTTCTAAATGGGTTAAAACAAAAGATGATGTTTTAGAATATATAAGGGTTTTTATTGAAGAAATAAAATCCTTACCAAAATGGGTTAAAAGAAAATTCTTAAAATATGTATTATATTCTTTTATGGGTATTTTATCTTTAAATCAAATAAATTCTATGTATAATAACATAGAAAAAAGTGATTTTAAAGAATTTAAAACAGAAATACAAAAACCTATAGTTAAAAAAGAAAAAATTAGAAAACCTAGTGAAACTTTATTTAATCATTTAAAAAAAGAAGAAGGTATAGGTGGTGAACCTGTTTTACATTTTTATGATTTAGGTGACGGTGCCTATACGGTTGGTTACGGTCATGCAGTGTTTTCAGACCCGTCAAGAGGTAGTACAGGTGGTGATTACCCATTTATACCAAAATATGAAAATATTACACCCAATAAAACCACAATAACAAAAAGTGAGGCCGAACAACTTTTACATGATGACATGATAAAGGCTTCTGAGGGTGTTAACAACATACTAAATAAATGGGAAAAAAAAGGTATAGAACCTGAAATAACACAAGGTATGTATGATGCTATGGTTTCTATAACATATAATCATGGTGTTAAAAATTTAAGAATGAGTGACTTTATTCAATATGTTAAAAGAGGTAAATTTGAAAAAGCTAAAGAAGAAATCAAAAATATCTCAAGTAATTTATTCGATAGATACCCAGGATTAAAGAAACGAAGAGAAAAAGAATCTATGTTATTTGCTCAAAAATAAAAAACCCCTCATTAGAGGGGTTCTTTTTTTAGACAGCTTTGTTTTTTGGTGTTTTAACTTCTACAACAACTTCGTTTTTCACAAAACCTACTTTGATTGTATCACCTTCACTAATGTCACCATCTAACATCTTTTCAGCGATAGGGTCCTCAAGATATTTCTGAATAGCTCTATTGAGTGGTCTAGCTCCATACTTTTCATCATAACCCTTCTCAACCAAAAAGTCTTTAAGTTTTTGGGATATCTCAACGGTGTAACCTAATTCTAACATTCTAGATTTAAACTCTTTAATTGGAATGTCCACAATTCGTTTAATATCATCTTCACCCAAAGATTTAAAAATAATAATATCATCCAAACGATTTAAGAATTCAGGTGAAAAGGCTTTCTTAACAGATTCCTCAATTACATTATTTCTAATTTCTTCAAGGTTGTCAATTTTAGCTTTTGTACCAAAACCTACACCTGTACCAAAATCTTGTAGTTTTCTAGCCCCTACGTTTGATGTCATGATGATAAGTGTGTTCTTAAAATCAATCTTTCTACCAAGACCATCAGTAAGGTGACCTTCATCCAACACTTGAAGTAAAATATTAAAGACATCAGGATGTGCTTTTTCAATCTCATCCAGTAGGATAAGTGAATAAGGTTTTCTACGGATTTTTTCCGTTAACTGACCACCTTCTTCATAACCAACGTATCCTGGAGGTGCTCCAACCAATTTAGATACTGAATGTTTTTCCATGTATTCAGACATGTCTACACGAATCATAGTGTCTTCAGTACCAAATACATTTTTAGCCAATCTTTTAGCCAAGTGAGTTTTACCAACACCTGTAGGACCTAAGAAAATAAAAGAACCAATAGGTTTGTTATGTTTCTTAATACCCATTCTATTTCTACGGATAGCTTTGGAGATTTGTTCAATTGCGATGTCCTGACCAATAACTTCACCACAAAGTTCTGTAGACATATTTTTCAATTTCTCCAAGTCACTTTGACCAACTTTAGTTACAGGGATGCCAGTAACTTTAGAAACTACAGCAGCAACATCTTCTTCAGTAATGGTTCTTCTAGTTTCGTTCAAAGATTTGTTCCACTCAACGTTAGCTTTATCCAACTCAGTACGTAATTTTCTTTCTTCATCACGTA